CGCCTCGCCACCATCGCGGTAGGCAAAGGTGAAGCGCTTGCGTAATTCAGGATCGCCGCATATCATCGTCATCTCCGCATTTTCGTCGGACTTCTGCGACCAGTCAACGACGCTGCTTGAGTAGAAGGTAGTCCACGGCTCAATGTAGATGAGTGACGGATCTTGCGGCGACTGGTAGAAGTACAGGTTGAACATCTTCTGCAAGTCGGCAAGCAGGTCAATCTGCAAGGTATCGGCAGGTAGCGCCGTGCGCATGTCGATAGATTGGCCGACAACGGAGAAGCGCTCCAGTAGGTTGATCTGCAACGTACCGGCGTCCATCGTTGAGCCTGCCGTGTCGCAGTAAATCGTTATCTTTAAGGTGCCAGCCGCCGCGAATATGAGAGTCGCGTCAAGGGATAGAAAGCGCTCCGTAGTGCCAATCGTTTCGGTGACTTGAATGTTGTTGCCATACTGATCCTTAAGCACGTTGCCTGCATTGTCCTTCGCCGATATGATTAACGTAGTCGGATCAGCACCGCCAGCAAATAGGCCTTCAAAGCGCAGTCGATATATGCCTATATATTGGCTGCTACTTGTGTAGAGGCCAGTCGTAGTGTTGACCTTGCCGTCGCCACCGTTGAAGAATGGATCGCCAGTTTCGTCAAAGATGATCGTCTTTTCTTCGGCTGCATCCCACGTCACTAACTCGCTGCCAACATAGCACTTATCCGAGGCGCTGACATAAGCGAAGGCGTCGCCCGCGTAAGGGATGACCATACGCTCAAACTCCGCAGTGTCGAAGAAAGCCGATTGATAGCGATAGCCGTGCTGCGCAAAAATCAAGTCGACCATTTTCTTGACCCAAATATTCGGCCGCATCAATTCAATCGGGATGAGCCTGTCGAAGATTGGCGTGATTGAACTGAACAGCGGCGCAAGCGGCCCTAATGGGTTGCTAACGTCGTAGCAGTGGAAGTGGCCAGCCGCGTCAATAATGCCGTAGACATAACCACTCGCATCGCTGTAACTGTCATCCCAAGTGCCTGTGACCAGCGACACGCTGAAGGTGTGGTTCATGCCTGTCACTCCCACCGTGTCAACAAGCTTGACGTCAGCCATGTTGCTAAATAGCGCAACCTCCTCGCCGTAGATAGCCACCTCATAGGTCGCTTGGTTCTTCATGACCGTCATCGACAACAACTGCATAGTGCCAGCAAATACCTGAACGCCGTCACTCCACACCGCGCACTTGACCTGCTTGTTTGGCGTGAAGCCTCCGACGAAACTCTGCACGTTGTAGGCGTGGCGAAAGGCTGCGTCGTTGCCCTTCGTGGATGGCAACGCAATCGTCTTGCTGAACGCACCCTTGCGCTTGGTGACGTCAGCCAAGTCCTGAACGCTGAATGTGACCGCAATATCAGTGTCGCCCGAAACGTCAAGGTCAAAGCCTGTCGATGGCGCATCCGCGTCCGGGTAGCAGACGAATTTGACGTTACTCATAGCGCGGTGTTTTCATAGCCAACTTGAACGTCAACGCTGATCTGCTGCAACTTATCGACGACACGCTTGCGGACGTTGTAGGTATTGGTCTGCACCACGACCGGCACAAGCTGCGTGCCAAGCTGAATCCAGCACTCCGGTGAGTAGATCATCTCTTGAAGCCAGCTGAACTCCGCATCGGTGATCCAGTCGCTGTTCAGCGTGTAGGTGTCGCGGTACGTCACCGACCACTGCTTGTCATACACATCATCGCCGTAGACGCTGGCGTTGTAGCCGTAGGTCTTGCGATCCACATCGACGCGCTGCCTGTTCATCCGGGTAAAGGTGTAGCCGTCAATGCCGCCGTACATGTTCCTGAAGAAAACACGCAGGTCGTTGTATCGCTGGCAGTTGTCGATGACGTAGGTGTATGCAGCGGTGCGGCTGAACGCGCTTGTATTTATGCCTGCCGTGTTGAAAGTCACCAAGACCGCAATCTCGCCGCCATCCGTAGGGAAGTTGACGCTCCCTGCGTTGCCGTCGGAACACTGCGACGAGGTTAGGTTATAGACGCCAAATGGACCGGCGTTTATGATGTTGCTGATGGCCGAAACGCTGCCAGTCACCAGAAAGGCTGCACGCGGTGTGCTACCGTCGTAGCTGACGCGTAACGCTATGCCCGAAACGTTGGAAAGCACGCCGATGAAGTCGCTATCACCCGATCCAAGCGTTGAAGTCACTGGCCTGTTGCTGAACACCTTGATCGCTGGCGTGTCACCCGACACCGTCGCCGCTATGTACGCACTCGGCGAATAGGCCGCGTAGTCCTGCTGGCGAAACGCCGCCTGCCACGCGATCAGCGACGCTGATGCTGTGCCGCCTGTCGCCACCGTCGGAGGTGAGCCGAACTCCTCGCGGAAGGTCAGGTTGGTGTTGACTGCATAGCCGCCATCCTGCCAGCCGCTGGTCAGCTGCGGTATCTTCGGCGCAATAAGCGTTTCAACGACTTTGCTCACCCCGAAAAATCCGTTGTTCGTCGTCGGCAGTTTATCGCACTTCAAGCGCGCCGAGGAAAGCGACCCCGACACGTCGCAGACATAGCGGAAGTTGGCGGAGGCGGTGTTGTTGCTCGACACGACCACGACGTCGCTGTTGCCGACAGGAAGCAGAGATGGCAGCGCTGATATTATTGTTATGCTCATACGTTGATTGAAATTGATATTTCTTTGCCCACGACCTGCGCAATGCTACTCACCAGTTCGTCCATCTTCGCCTCGCTTAGCACTGGGTTGAGGAATGGCCGCCCCTTGATGCCTCTGCGTTTTATTGACTTGGCGATGTTGTACGCCGCCGCGTCGATTTCGTCAGCAGGGCAACAGCGCGTTCATAAACTCTCTTGCCGGCATGTTGAATACCTGGTCCATGCGCAGCGGATCTTTGCCGGCCATACGGTAGACCACACCCACCCAGCCGTAGTTCGGCTTCTTTACGCCTTGGCCGTTGTCGTCGTCGTCCCCTGCTCCGTCAAAGACCTCCGCATAATCGTCAACAAAGGCTCTGAAAGCTGCAAAAAAAAAGCGGCATAACCCCAAACGTCACCCATGTTCATCTGCAACATCGCCTCTGCGCGTTGCTTGTGCCCCTTGCCGTCGTATGCCTTCGGCCACCACTTCCACACCCTGCACTCCCTCGAAAGCGTCGCCAAGATCAGGTGCAAGTTGTCAATCACCCCCTGCTCGCTGCTCATGTCGTAGGAATATAACTCCACAAGCTGCCCTGCGCTGATTTCGTCAATGAACCACTCAAATTGATACCACTTTCCGGCGACCTGGGCGTGACGCTTGGCAGCCAGTGACGATAGCGATTTGCTGGCCGCGTTGATCTCACCATAGCGCTTGTTGACCTCAGCAATCGTCATCTTCTTGACCTGCTCGATCGGGATGCCGTCGAGAACGGCGATGACGCCGATCTTTTTGTCGCTGGTCGTGTAGATGCTGTTGGCTTCAATCGACACAATGCGCTGGAACTGGTCTACGGTAATTTTGTTCAATATACTCATGACAGCAGCTTTTGTATTTTTTCAAACGTCGCATCGCTTTGCGTCCACACACCCAGACCGTGTGAGTGTTCGAAGTTGTGTTTATACCCCTGCAACTCCGCAAAGAACTTGCCAACGTCGTGAGGGAAGCTGATCGTGTCGTGAAACAAGACGACACCATCAGGGTTCAGGAATGGCAGCCACGTCGTGTAGTCGTTCTTGACCGCATCGTAGGTGTGCAGGCCGTCTATGTGCAGGATGTCGATCTTTTTTTCCCAGCGCTTGGCCACGTCGTCAAAGTAGCCTTTGATGAAGTACAGGTTCTTCATCTTGAGCGTCACCCGGAAGTGTTCACGCAACCCCATGACGTGGTCATAGGTGCTACGCCTCCCTGCATGTTCGTCGCCCTCAAATGAGTCAATGCCGTACACCTTGCCGTGGCCAAGGACCGCGAAGCAGAACGTCGAGAAGCCGTAGTCAACACCAAGGTCGACGGTCACCTTTGGCTTAAGTGCGTCAGTCAGGTGTATCGCGAAGTTGCCGTGTCCTTCCCACGCCGTAGGCTTGGCGAGGATCATCTGATAGAAGTGCTTGATTGCGTGCATGGCTCAAATTTACTACATGATGACGTACCTACCACCGGCGTTGGCTGATAGCTTGTTGAGCGCAACGTAACGCACCGCGTCAATGGCGTGGTTGTACCTGTCAATCGGCACACCCAGCGACGCGCCTGTCTTATCCGTGTCCCACGTGTAGTTGCGCAGTTCCTTGATCAGGTTCGTCGATTCGCGCGTGACAAATAGCGGCTGCCGTTTGAGGATGTCGATGCTATTGCGGATGCTATCGGCGCCCTTCGTAGCCGGGTGTATGTTGAAGCCAATGCGATGCACCTCTTCGATGCTCTTGGGTTCGGCACTGTCTGCGATGATCGGCCACGACCTGCCGATGCCCAGCTTGCGTAGGTGTTCAGCGATGTCTTGGTTGGTTAGGCCGTTCTGGTAGATCAACTCATGCAGGAGGATAGCGCTGCCTCGCTTGTAGACCGCCACGACCGCCGTGGGATCATTCGTGTATCCCCAGTCCAAGCCGATGGCGACCAGCTTATCACCAGCAAAATCGATG